TTTTTTTATTAAAAATATCACTATTAATTTTAAATGCTTTTTGATTTACTTCTGCTTCTTTGTTGTACCTATTAAAGAAATTAATTGCATTCTGCTGCTCGTTAGTGAGCTTGCTTCCAGCTTTAATTTCGTTATAGTATTTGGACTTTTGCCCGTCCAAGTGGCTTTTAGCGTTGGCAACTTGCTCTTTTAACGCTATTTTTTTCTTTCTTATATCTCTATCGTCGTCTATATCTTCGTCGTAAGAGAATGTGTCTTCCATAAGGAAGTTAATTTCTTCGTTATTTAAATGAGGTTTTGTTTGTCTATAATACTCATACAAAAGATTTTTGTCATCTAATTTACTGTAATCTTGATTAAGTTTAACGTAATCATTTAAATCTCCACCAGTCTCTTCCATAAAATTCATTAATTTTTGGATGTTTTCTGGTAACGGCTTACCGGTTTCTAAGTTTTCTTTAATAGCTTGCTCTGCTTCTACTGCTATTTCCTCCGCCTCAACGGTCTCTTCTTCGGTAACCTCTTCTAACGTTGGAGCTTCCTGCTCCTCAACCTCGTTAGTGGTTTCCACTTCTTCCACCTGTTTTTCTTGTGGTGGCTTATTTAAATCTACCTTCAAAACACCGTCGTCACCAGCAGATTCAAATTTACTTTCATCAACCTGGGGAGTTTCCTCAACTTGTTCATTTGTTTCTTGTGTAGTTTCTTCAACTACGTTTTCATCTTTTTCTTCCATAATATAATATAATAATAATTAATAATTTTAACTAGGTCTAACATTTTCTAAATCAAAACCCCCTAAAGTATCATCACCTAAGGATTCAAAGTTTTTAGGTGGTTTACCCATTTGCTTTTGATCTATAAGTTCTGATTGTTGAGAGTTTCTTCTATCCACTAGTCCTGATTGTTGTTTTCCTCTTCTATCCACAAGTTGTCCTTGTTGTGCTGCTCTATTGTTAGCAAGTTGCATTTGTTGCATTCCTTGCACTTGTAGTCTTTGATCTTTTCTATTTTCTTTTTGTGATTCCTTTCCCATAGCCGCTTGAACCTCCATTTGCTTTAACTGCATATTCATTTCAAACTCCATTTGCATCAACTGTTTTTTTATTTCAGCTTCTTGTTGTAACTTCTGCATATCTAATTGTCCTTGTAATTGGACTACTTGAGCTTTAGATTCTGTTAAAGCTTGAGTCTTTTGAATCTCCGCTTGAGCCGCGGCTTGCGATGCTTCGGCCTGCGCTCTGCCCTCTGCTTCTGTTTGTTCTAGCTGTCTTTGCTGGTCTTGCTCTTGTTTCTTTTTTCTACGTATTTTAAGAACTTGATTTGCTAGTTTAATATTTTTTATCTCTCTAAGGTCGATAGCGTCTTCTAGCTCTATACCACCTTGTTGAAGAGCCATTTGGATATTATTTTCTAAAGCACCTTTTTCTTCTTCATCTGGTTGTAGGTTTAAGAATATTCCAAAATCATACAAATGTAGTTCCCCCATTTCTTTTAGTGTAGCAACATTGTGAGCGCCTATGGCTTGTATAAAAGCATCTCTAGTTGGAGAGTATTCTATAATATCAGATATTCTAAGTGATAAACATTCTGCCGTCTCGGCTGTTAAGTACAATCCCGCTTGTAGTATGTGCCTTGTAGCAGTGTTAGAGTTTGCTGCGGCTAGCTTTTGCACGCCAACTAAAGAATTTACATCAGGCGTAGAAGCGTCTCTAGCTTCGTTAAGACCAGTTACATCTCTAATCATTTGTAAGTAATAATTATAATTACCTATTAGAGTTTGTATTTTTCCACCACCACTACCACTACTAATCTCTTGAATTGGCACTTTACCTGGATTCATATCACCCTCGCTGGTAAACGATCTACCTATAACACTACCAGTTTGGAAGAACATATTTAAAGCCTCTTGTGGATTGTAATTTGTTCCATTACCTAAATCAACCTCAGCCAAACCGTCTGCGTCTAAATAAACTCCATCTGGAATCATTCTTGACATCACCTGTTGTAGTTTCAAGTGAGTCAACTGTATCATGTCAGCAAAACCAGTTATACGTTTCACTAGCGAGTCGATTCTACCGTCGTATATTCTAGGGGCTACAATCGCGTAATTCATCTTAACTTTAGTAAAGTTACTTTTAGGACGCATCATATTTTTAGCCATCTCCCACTTAAGTAATCTATCGGTTCCAAGAATCATTGCGCCGTCATATAGACATTCTATTGATCGCATCATTTTATCATAACCTCCCTCCATGTTTTCTGGAGGATTGAACGTATCGTCCTTAGGTATAATTTTCTCACCCCCGGTAGCAGTTTCTTTATTTTTATAAACCTCATTCATGTAGGTTTTATAATTAAAATATAGAACTTGGATAGTATTATTATCCTCTTCGCTATGAGCGTGTCTAGAGTTGTAGTTAGATCTGTTGGTAGATTTATTTTTCATTATTTCCTCTAAATCACTTTCAGATAGGTGTGGGAATTGCTTAGCTAATTCATTTACTGGAATAGTTTTAATCTCGCCCACGTAATATATATCCTCAAAATAAGGGGAGTCAGTGTGAGAATACACTAAGTTAGCTGGATCAACATAATCTATCACGACTCCTTCTGACGTATTAAATGATGTTTTGACAGCACCTATACCCAGCACAGCTAAATCATAGTAAAATCTTTTCTTTGTTAATTCGTAATTGTTACCCTCAAACAGAACGTTCAAAGCTTGTTCTTCCGCTATTTCTACCGCCTGCTTGTAGTTTAACTGCATGTGAATTTGAAGTTCTTCAGATGATTCTGGTAAGGTTTTTTCATTACTTCTCGTAGTATCTACACCAAAAGCCTCTTGAGTAAATTGATTAAAACTCTCGTTCTCCATATCATCTAATATACCTTCCATATATTCAGTTCTCTTTTCAACCCCGTTAGGATCCTGAGAAAAAGCTTTTATATCGTAAGTTCTTTCAGCCATTCCATTTACAACTATATCTACAAATTTAGATATAATTGGAATTGGTTTCCAATCTAAATTTAAATAAGACAAATCACCGTTTATAGATAACTCATCCTTATATTTTTGAATAGACTGCTCACCTCTAGCATATAACCTTAGGTTATGAAAATCATTCTGGTTAGATCTATATCTACCATTACCTCTATCATTGTTGAACCATTCTGTTTCTATCGCCTTACCCACTTTTAAACCATAATCATGACTGAGTTTTTCAGCATCACTTACGGTTTGACTCGGGAAATAACTTTTAATGCCAGACTCTGCCATATTTATTATTTGATTATTCGTGAATTAGTCCCAGTATTACTATACTTGGAAACGTTTATATTTAGTTTAGGTTTTTCAACCTTAGCGTTTGGAGCGTACAAATGTCTATTGTTTGCCATTATAGCCAAACCAGAACTTATCGACGCGTCGAACTTTGTTCTTTTGTTTATATCAAACCTTGCCCAGTCATTCAGTAATTCATTAAAATATAAACCACCAAACGTTCCATCCTGTTTCATCCCAACGTGATCTTGGATGTACATTTCAATAGCTGCTGCATGAGCTTGTTTGATATCTTCACTAGAGTTAGGTATTCCACCAATCTCCTTTTCTGCCACAGACAACTTATTCCATATTTTATCTGGCCTATTCATAGAGAATCCTCTATATCCCCTTCTTCTTAAATAGTACAACAATCTAGGTTTATTATTCTCCGCAAGTATTGGCATTCCGTAAAATACTAAAGCCATTAGAACGTCCTCAAAGAATATCTCTGCCGTAGGTGGTCTTGATAAGTACTCTAAAAAGAAACTATTCGCAGGAGCGTCCTCCATACTAAACCTGGTTAAGCCGTGTAATGCTCCTTTAGATCCTATTCCATCTACGGTTCCTGATATATCATACGAGTCACAACCAAATGCTCCCATGTGTTCATTACCAGGATATTTTATACCATTTTTTAATACCACTCTATTTTGTAACTGTTGAGGTGGAACCCAACTAGTTTTAAATCTTCCTTTTGGATCTGGATAAAATATAACTTGAGAATCTTTAACACCATTAACCCATTGAAAATTACCCCTTGTAATTCCTAAGGTTCTAGACATCTCTTCATTATAATCTATCTGCTCGTATATTTTAACTAAATTAAATATACTGTTTTTAGTCTCATCTCTAAAAGCGTGTTCTTCTGTTCTAGGAAATTGGCGGTAAAACTCGTTTAAAGCATCTGAATCACCTTTTAAACCATCAGCTTCGTTTTGCCAACTATCTATTACACCTATATCTATTAATTCACCATCTGGTGCGAGTCGATCGACGTCAGGAGTAGTGAAAACTGGAACTCCGTATTCATCAATAAATCCTTCGTAGTTCCATTCCATTGGGATAAAAAGAGAATATAAGCCAGATTTTGTCTGACCATTTCTATTTCTTTTCGTGACATCTGAGGCATTGTATAGTTTTTTAAAGTTTTCTCCACCTTTATCTAAAGCATTTGAAGTCGAGCCCATCATACATTTACCGATAATCCTACTACCTAAACGTAAACATGTTTTTGTAACCCTCCAGTTATTTAAAATATTATCGGGTCTTTCCCACTTACCACTTTCATCGTGAACTAGTAAATTTAGTTTTTCACCATCATAACTATTATCTCCAGTATTTTTCCAATCAATAGTTGTATCTAGTCCTTGTATATCCTCTAACTTCTCATTAGCTGTAATTTTCTTTCGAGTAAACTTACTCGCTGGAACTCTATACGCTAATTCTGTTTTAGGTCGATCCATACCATCTTGAATCGGTTTAAAGAAAAACGGATAGTTTATACTAATTGGTACTACTTTATCTGTAAACATTTTCTTTGCATCTGCACCTGTTTTAGATAGTATACCATATCTACTATCACTTGCAAGAGTGGCTAAATTAACTGCTTCTGCAGATGACATGAACGAAAACCCTGATCTTCTGTTCTTTAGGTAACACATACCATAACATCTCTTATCTGCCTTACAAGCTTCCCAGAATATATAGAACAATCTATTTGCTTCTCTAAAATCTGCTGCACCTACATCTATCTTACTCCACTGCAAGTACATATAGTGTGTACCCGTTATCCAAATTGGTTTACCATTATTTGTAAACCAGAAACCCTCTTCTCTTCTCCTGAATTCTTCATCAATATAATCGTGCCATTGATCTTTTTGCTCATCTGGGTATGACCTCCAATCAAAAATATTCTTTAGACGACTTAGTTCTTTTGGTTGATCAAATTTAACCCATTTATCTTTTGGATGTTTATAAACATCTTTAGGTGTTTTAGGTAAGGCAATAACTAAATTTTGTATTTCTATAATCTCACCTATTTGACCGTTACGAGATAATACTATAATATCGTGCTCTTTACTATAACCGTACTTCCATTTCTTACCTTTATTAAGACGACTAATAGTAGTTATCTTAATGGGTTCAACTGTCTTAACTAAACTTTGCTCGTACATTACTTAGATCTACCTTCTGCGAATCCTTTAAAGATTTTTTCCTTTGTCTCTTCAGGTGTTTTTCCCTCAAGCAAGTTCTCTTCCTCTTGAATTCTGTTAAGTATTTCAAATGCGTCAAATATAGCTAGTTTTTTAGTAGCCGCGGCATTCTTTAGTCTATCTGCTGATATATCATCGTCTGAATCAACGATTGCCTCCTTAGCTACCTTAATCAGCTCTTCAACTGCCCTGTGCCCAGCTTGGATTATATTCTTCTTCGTCTCCTTGATATTCATATTTGATTGTAATAAAATTAGATAAAACTCTGTATAGTCTCTCGCCATCGACGATAAACTCGTATTGACTACTTGGTCTA